AGGTAGGTGGTCTTGATGACACTGAACGAACTGATTGAGAAGTATAATGTCAAACTGGTTGAGCATTTAGAATCATTCTTCAGTGGCGCTCAAGTTTACCAGGACATTGTACAAGAAGATGAGGCTAATCTATCCACAATTAATCATGTGGTGTTTGAAACAGGCGGATTCGAAAGGTCGGGCGCTGTAAATTTCAATCAAGAAGTAACTGTCTATTACTTTTCCGAGAATAGAGAGGACTTAGACATTTTACAATTGAGTTTTATGAGTTCTCTTAATAAAACTGGCCACACTTGCAATAAATCGCTCAAAGACAGGATGAAAAAGAAAGATACTGAATTCTTTGTGGATGTACTAACATTTGAATTGACGAGGAACATCAAAATTGTCTGCTAAGTTTAGCGTTGATTCGGCGCAATTTGAAGCGTATCAAAGGAATATTGAGCGATTACCAAACGTGGCAGAGAAGGTTATTAACGAAGGATTAAAAAAGAAAATATCACCTATCATGCAAAAATCTATCCTAGGACTAATCCCTATTTCAGATAGAAAGAAACCACATGCCAAATTATCTAAGTCTATTCAAGGAACTTTAAAAGAAAACCTTACCTTAACCTTAAAACCTAAAGCTAAATACGCTTATCTAGTGTTTCCTGATTTGGGTGTTGGTAAAAGTAAGGGGAATGATCCTGAAAGGTTTATGGAGCATGGTGTGGATAGAGAAACAAATAAGTCTGTTGAGGAACTAAACAAAGCCTTGATAGAAGAAATTAATAAGACATTAGGAGGAAATTAAATGCCTACAACTACTATTGACGTATTTGATGCCGTCGAGATTAAAAATGCAAGTGTACTGTTTAAAGGTGAATCAGTAACAAGCCCTTTCGGATGTATCGGTAAATTAGATGCGGAAACAGAAATCAAATCGATTGCAAAAATTTGCGGCGGTGTAACTAAAAAGAAAAAATCTAAACCAACACAATTAACTGTTAAAATTTCTGGGCACATGGAATTAAAAGTGGCTCGTAAAATTTTCGGTCTTAAAAACGAAGGTTTAATTGATAATGTGTACTCGTACGGCATTGAAAGTGTGGGGGAAGACTTCTCATTCGTCGCTGAAGAATACGACACATTTGAAGATAATAACCGTTTAATCGCGTTCCCTAATTGCTCTGCTGCTACTGGATTTGTTAAGAGTATCGAAAATGGAGCAGACGAGTTAGCTGAATTCGAAGTAGAAATTACAGCTTTACCTGATACTTATGGTGAATTCTATTATGAAGGTATTAACTTACCAGCTGATGTTCAAACAAAATGGTTAACTAAATTCGATCCTACTGAACTACGTAAGGTTACACAATAATAAAAAATATGAAAATACTTAGGGCGCTCTAGTTAGCGCTCTTTAATTTTGTCTAAAAGGAGAGATTTATATGTTAGAACAAATTACATTAGCGAACGGTGAAGAAGTAAAGGTAAATGCAAACTTAACAGCTTTAACGCTTTTCAAATTAGAAAAAGAAGGCATTATTGGTAAGTCATTCTTAGGAACGTTATTAACAACTGGCGGTACTCAAAACATTGATTTATTAGATGCTTTTCGTGTTGTTTATGCAGCTTATCGTCAAGCTACGCCAAGTGAATACATGGGATTTGAAGAATTCATGGAACAATACGAAGTCAACATGACTGAAGCGTTCGAAATTTTTGGCGCTGTTCTAGGGAAACAAAAAAATAAAAACAAAATGGCTCAAGGGTTCCAGGATAAAGCGAAAAAAAAGGCTTAAAACTTCCTAAATTCGAAATTGAGTGCGTCGTAGACCTATATAGTCTATACGTATTTATTTTTGAAATTTCGGAGAATGATTTCTGGAATCTTCCTTTAAGGGACGTTCAAAGGATCGCTGAAAACAAAAGTGCTTACGAAGGTTGGAAAGCTTACCTTCAAGAGAAGGGGAGTGAAAAATAGTGGCTGGACCTTCAAAAGAAACCGTAATAAAGTTTAGGGCTGATACAGCGGATTATAAAAAGAATATTAACGATATAAACCGCGAAAATAGAGCCTTGAATCAAGAATTAAAGTTGACACAAACACAAATGAAGTTAACTGGATCAGAAGTCGATAAACATGCAAATTCTCTATCCACACTGGAGAAACAATATGAACTAGCTAAAAAGAAGACACAAGAAACCGCTCAACAATTACAAAGAGCGAAGCAAGTGTGGGGAGAAAACTCTACTGAAGTAAAAAAGCTTGAAGAAGCGATGAGAAAAGCCCAAATAGCTGAAGCTGAAATGTCAAATAAGATTCAATTAACGACACAAGCGTTAAATCGTGCTAAACAAGCTGAAGCAGAACGAAATAGTGAATCTGCAAAGTCAAAGCAAAAGTTAAGTGAATTACAACGTACTGAATCTCTATTAGTAACAGAAACTAACAAATTGAAATCAGCTTTAGAAGAAGAACGTGTTGCGTTAGGGAACAGTATTTCCGAATCAGAAAAATTAGAAATGAAACAAAGACATTTACAGCAACAACTAGAATTGAGTGGGCGATCAGTTAAAAACCTAGAACAACAATTAACAGCCGCTAAAAGTGCATACGGTTCGAATTCAGCAGAAGTTAATAAGTTAGAAACAAAGTTAAATGAAGCTAGAACTGCTGAAATGAGATTGAAAAATGATATCGAACAAGCTAACACAGCATTAAAGGAACAGGCAAATGTAGCCGAAAAGACCGCTTCTAAACTGAAAGAAGTAGGGAATTCAACTAAAGAAATTGGCGAAAAACTATCTACGACTGTTACACCCGCTGTAGCTGGCGTTATGGGTATTACAGGTAAATGGGCAGCCGATTTCGATACATCACAAAAGCAAATCCAAGCATCGTTAGGTTTAACCGCTAAAGGTGCCGAGAATGTGGGTAAAGTAGCTGAAGATGTATTCTTAAATGGTTGGGGTGAAAGCTTACAAGAAGTAGATACAGCCGTAATGAAAGTATGGCAGAATATGAAGGATGTTCCTCTTGATGAAATGCAAAGCGTTACAGAAGGGGTTCTAGCTTTATCCAAAACTTTCGATGTAGATTTGAGCGAAACAACCCGTGGTGCATCTGCATTAATGACACAATACGGAATGACAGGACAAGAAGCCTTAGATGTTATTACGGCTGGTATGCAAGCTGGACTTGATAAATCAGGTGAATTTACGGATAACTTAGCAGAATATACACCGTTATTCAAACAGGCTGGATTCACTTCTGGTGAAATGTTAAACATTCTAAAAAATGGGTTAGATGCAGGAGCCTATAATTTAGATTATGTAAATGACCTAGTTAAAGAATTTGGTATTCGTGTTCAAGACGGATCAAAAGGTGTATCCGATGCATTTGGTGGAATGTCACAAGAAACGCAAAACTTGTGGAAAGAATTTGAAGCTGGGAAACGTCCTGCTGCTGAAGTGTTCAAAGCGGTCATTACTGAATTAAAAGGTATGGACGATCAGGTTAAAGCTACACAAATTGGCGTAGGTATTTTCGGGACGAAATTTGAAGATCTCGGAAATCAAGGTGTTTACGGGTTGATAGAAGCGAATGGGGAATTAGATAACACGGCCGGAAAAATGAAAGATTTGCAAAAAATCCAAGAAGACACGTTCGGTCAAAAAATGCAATCTCTTTACCGCGAATTACAAAAGGCTTTTGAACCTTTAGGTAAAGTGTTCCTTGAATTAGCAGAACAAACATTACCGGTTGTGGCGGATGCTCTTAAATCACTTGCTGATGCATTCAGTGGTTTATCACCAGAAACACAAAAGGCTATCGGTGTAGTAATAGCTATTGTAGGGGCTTTAGGACCACTGCTCTTCATACTAGGTCCGATTATATCCGGTATAGGTTCGGTGATCGGCGTTATAGTGACAGTGGTCGGATGGATAGGAACTGCAATAGAAGCAATAGGCGTAGTCGTGGCAACGATAGCAGCATTTGTCGGTGCTCCTGTAGCAGCGGTAGTTGCGGCAATAGCAGGAATTATCGCGATTGTTGTTGCTGTAATTGCTATATTCAATAACTGGGGCGGAATAACTGACTGGTTAAAGGAAAAATGGAGTGAGTTCACAACATGGATGTCTAATCTATGGAATAGCCTTTCTGAAGGTGTATCTGAAGGTTGGGGCAACATGACCACCGCAATATCTGAAAAATGGAATGCGATAGTCGAATACTTCAGTATAAAGTGGGAAGAATTCAAAACTGCATGGTCTGATTTTTGGACTCAATTTGGTGAGATAGCAAATCAACTGTGGACAGGGATAATCGAATGGTTCTCCACAACTTGGGATTCATTTATTCAAATCTGCTCTACGGCTTGGGAATCAGTTAAGGAAGGTTTCTCAATGTTCTGGGAAGCGTTGAAAATGATCGCTCAAACTGCCTGGGATATTCTTTTTGGAATCATAACATTCCCTCTACAATTAATCTTAACTGCATTCGTTTTAATGTGGGAATTGATAAAAGAGCCTGTAAATCAGTTTTGGGAATGGATAAAACCTTTTATTGTTGATTCTTGGAATGCAATATCCTCCACATTCACTGAATATAAAGATTTGTTATTTAACACTGTAACCGAATTGTGGAATTCGATCACGAACGCAACTAGTACAGCGTGGAATTGGATTACTAATATAATCCGTGAAGCATGGCAATGGATTACAGACACTATAAATGCGTTTCTCGACCCTATCAAAGTTAAAATACAACAAGGTTGGGATTACGTATCAAATATAACATCTCAAGCGTGGAACGCAGTTTCGACGTTTATTTCTGATGTTTGGAATAAAATTGTTGGGTATATTAGCGAAAAGATAAATAAAGCAAAAGATATCGTTACAAGTGGATGGAATTCTGCTAAAGATGCAACTACAAGTAAATGGAATGAAATTACTTCAGTTATTTCTAGCGTGTGGAATACTATAACTTCAAATGTAAGTAATGCGATAAACGCTGTAAAAAGCAGAATTGAAGGTACATGGAACACGGTAAAATCTATAACGTCAGGCGTTTGGAATAGCATTGTCTCTAATGTGACTGGAGCGTGGGATACTTTAAAATCGAACGTTTCAAGTGTTTTCAATTGGATTAAAGATAAAATCACATCAAATTGGGATTCTATCTCTAGTACATTAACCGCTATTTCAGCACCGATAAAAAGCGTAATCGGATTTTTCAAAGATTTATATGACGGAATTAGTAAGTGGATTGGAAAGGTTGTAGATAAAATAACAGGTGCATGGGATAAAGCGGGTAACATTTTAAATAAATTAAATCCATTTAGCTCATTCAGCATAAGTGTGGATGACAATACCGAAGGGCCGTCGTTAGCACCTCGTAGTTTTGCCGCTCCTGCTCTAACATCACCAATAGCACCGATGATGGCATTTGCGCCTACAACGTTTGCTAGCGGAGGAATTTTAGGTGATGCAATGTCAAAAATAAACGATGCATTTAGCGGTGGTGGAATGCTTTCTGGATTACCTAGCCTAGCTGGTAACGCATTAAATAGTACAGCTGGCGTTAATGTTATTAATCATCAACCACAAGAAATTAAAAACGAAGTTACTTTCCACACTGTTGTCAGAAATGATAGGGATTTAGATAGAACGTTTGAAAAAGCAGACGAATGGTTTGCTAAGAGAGGTCAAGCACTAAACATCGGTAAAGGAGGTTCTACACGTGCATGATATTCGGATAAACGATAAATTAGGACGAAACTACCATCTTTGCATGGTAGACCGTCCTAAAATACCGACTGCCAAAAAGAAAATTGAATTTATTGAAGTTGACGGAAGAGAGAATGGCGCGTTAACAAAAGAAAAAGGTTATGAAGATGTCGAGTTTACAGTTGAGTTTAATTTACTTGAAGATGAAAATATCAAACCTTTATTAAGAAAAATAAAAGCGTGGATAATGAGCGCTAAGATTGTTTCATTCACTGACGACTATGTTTATAGAAAGATAAAATCAGTTGAAATTGGAGATATAGATAATGAAATTGAGGAATATGGTAAATTCCAAGTTGCATTTAAATCCGATCCATATGAGTACGCTATTGAACAGCCAATTACAATAACAAACCCCGTTACGATTATGAATCAAGGTACATTACATTCTTTACCGAAATTAACGATTTACGGAACAGGAAATATAACAATACAAATCAACGGCATTTCATTCCAAGTAAAAGACGTTAATTCTTTTGTTATTGTTGATTCTGATTTAATGGAATGCTACTACAATACAACTCCTATGAATGACAAAATGGTTGGGAAGTTCCCTACATTTAAAGAAGGAGAAAATACGATATCGTGGTCAGGGAGTGTATCTAAAATCGATATAGAAACAAGGTGGCGATACATTTGATTACACTTTATAAACCTAACGAAACAGACTTTACCCATAATGGTATAGGTATTCTTGATAATAATATCTATGAAGCTGAAATTGAGGAAATTTTGAATGGTGTTTATACACTAAGGTTTAAGTACCCTCTCTTCGCTCCGCATGGATTAGAAATAGATGGACAATATTTAATCAAAGCACCAACTCCTGATGGAGATCAATTATTTCGTGTGGCAAATCCACATCCAACTAATGGTGAAGTGCAAGTGTTTTGTTATCACATTTTCTATGATTTAGTAGATAACTTTATCGAAGATACAAACATAGTAGGAAAAACAGGATTTGGGGCTTTAGATCAAGTTAAAGGTGCTCTACAATATCCAACTAAATTTGATTTTTATAGCGATATTGGGAGCATGGCGAATGCACGATTAGTTAGAAAAAACCCAGTAGAATTCTTATTGGATAATGGACAAGATAACTCATTCTTGAACCGTTGGGGCGGCGAGCTATTACGAGACAATTTCAACGTTCGAATGTTAGCTAGACGTGGTAGGGATCGCGGTGTAGTAATCCAACATAAAAAAGATTTATTAGGATATGAAGCAGATGTGGATTGGCAATCTGTTATTACAAAGATAATGCCACAAGGCGCAAATGAACTACTATTACCAGAAAAGTATGTTACTAGTCCGTTGGTTGATAAGTATGTTAATCCTAAAATTAGAAAGATTGATTTTCCTGAAGTTAAAGCTAAAATAGGCGATGCCGCTAACGATGACGATGCATTACCACTACCGGATGCATTGAACAAATTGCGTGCTCTTGCAGTGGCAATGTTCAATAATCAGCATGTAGATCAACCTTTAGCGACATATAAAATTAAATTCCAGGAATTATCGCAAACAGAAGAATATAAAGATTTAGCTGTATTACAACGTGTTTATATGGGTGATACGGTAACTGTGCAGCATTTAGAAGAAGGAATCGATGTTATAGCTAAAGTTGTATCTTATAAATATGATCCCTTGAACGATGAATATACTGATATTACATTAGGAAACTACAAAGAGTCATTTACTGATGTGGCTAACAAGGTAGATAGAATGCAAGATAACTTAGATGGCTTAGAAACTAGTTTTTTAGAAAAAGCTAAAGATCGTGCTACTGATTTGATTAACAGTGGTTTTGGTGGTCATGTCCGCATTCATCCAGAACGTATCTTAATTATGGATACAGAAAAGGAATCAACAGCAAAAAGAGTATGGCAATGGAATATCAACGGTTTAGGTTATTCTTCCACAGGTATTAATGGTCCATATGGATTAGCAATGACAATGGACGGTTCGATTGTAGCTGACTTTATAACAACAGGTAAACTTAACGCCGCAATGGTCCAGGTTGGATTTAACGAATATGGAAATACAATTAAATTACTACCTGAAGGTTTAGAGTCTCGAGTTAGCGGAAAAAGACGAATGCTTTTAAACGATATAGGACAACTTGCTGTATTCGATGATTCTGAGAATAAGATTGGATTTGTCGGTTATCAACAAAAAATAAACAACCTTAGCTTTAAAGGAATGTCACTAGCCATACAGCCAAATAGATTTTTAAGTTTATCAGTATACACGGGCGATAACGTATATAATCCTTATTTCGAAATCGTTGATAATCCTAGTGTTTACGGCATTGCAGGTAACCACTTATGGAAAGATTTAATGACGAATGGGACTAAAATTGTATTTAATGCTAGTACAGATAACAGGGCGAGAAATTTCATTCAAGAATTATTATACGAAGGCGGAGATAAAAGGTTAGCGTTCGTTTCTGATCAAGGAATCGACTTCGCACGGTTAAATGGAGACGCTAAAATTACTGTAGCAGGTGTTCGTGGTGATTATTCATATTCACATGGTTACTTTTACGCTAATGGTGGTATAGGTTTAGATGGAATGGGTACAAACATTATTAACAATGGTATTTTTAGGACATCTGGTTCTTCTTTAGCAGTAAGTAGCGCAACGAAAACGATGTTATGTTATGCGGTTAAGGGTAGTTTCTATGAAGTGTTCACTGTAACAGCTAAAAATAATTTAGATGCGTACGGTGAATTGAACATGCATAATTGGTCGATAGTGAATACTTCTGTAAATAGAACTTTAGTTAATAACAATATAGATCAACCACAAACTTTAGTTAGATCGTTAGCAACAGTTAACGCAACTAAAGAAATGTCTAGTGTAATGAGTTCTTCCGAAACCTTTACCCACATTGGAGAAGCTGAAACTACGAATGGACAAGTTCAGATTGATTTACCTATATTCTTCCAAAACGAAACAAGTAATTACCATGTTTTTATTAGTAAGTATGGACGTGGTGATATTTGGGTTTCTGAACGTAATGCAAAATACTTCATTGTTGAAAGCGATAATGATATTTCATTTTCTTATGAAATTAAGATTGTAAAAGAGGAAGAATTGTCAATTCGTCCTATGTTAGCGAGATCAGCAAAAGCAAGATCAAGTATCTTTGACATGGCCGGTGACATCCCAGAAGAAACTAGTGTGGACAACAAGATCAGAATTGATGAATCTGAGGACAAAGGAGAAGAAATCATTTATGAAAACTAAATTAATTCTAGACGTTAATAAAACACAACACGCTCAACTCAATTCTATCGTCACTGGAAGGGTAGGTGATAAAGCTAGTAATACCGTGGATGTATATGTTGTTGACGGTTTTATTCCATATAACCTAACTGGAAGTGACGTTTATTTCGAATGTGCTAAACCTGACAATACTTCTGTAAGAGATAAGAATGGAATCACTATGATAGATGCAGCGAAAGGACATTTCGAATACACATTCCCAGCACAAACATTTGCATCTGTGGGAAAATCTAAACAAGCGTATTTTACTGTGGAGAAGAATTCGACTGTAAAGGCGACAACTCAAGACTTTATTATCGTTTCATTACCTGATGCATTGACTAACAGAATTCCATCTAAAACTTACATTTCTCAATTAGATCAATTAATTAGAGATTTAGAAGCGATACAATTAGATGTATTAAACAGCGTAGCATATCAAGAAGCACATGACGCAAAAACATTTGCCGAACAAGCTAAATCAATTTCTGAAAGTGTACAAGAACAATTGAATCAAATTGTTATAAATGGTGATTCTTCCGTTGAAGCAGCTCAAGCGAGGGTAGATGAAAACGGTGAATCATTTAATACGTTAAAAGAGCGTATAGATAAAGGTTTTATAAATAATACTTCTCAAATTGAGATTTTATCGAATATTGCATATAACGTAAGAACATATGGTGCAAAGTTAGATGGTGTAACGGATGATACTATATCTATACAAAATACAATCAATGAACTATCGAAAATCGGGGGCGGAAAAGTCCTTATACCTTTTACAAACGAAGGGTGCGCTATAAAATCAGGTGAAATTGTAGTACCGTCTAACATTATCGTCGAAGGACAAAACACAAAAATTATTATTAATTCCGTAAATACAGTTAAAAATGTATTTAAGACTGATAAAACAAAAGTTAATAAAAATATAAATTTTAAAGGTTTACATTTTTATTCAAAAAACGATAAAACAAGAAGCAATGGAAGAGGGCAATTAGGTTCTAATGTTAACGCGATTGTACTATCTAACGTAGAAAACATTAAGTTAGAAAAACTAACATTTGAGAATTGTGAATTCGGCCTAAAAATAGATACGTATGGGAAACAAATTCATTTTGACAATTTAAGTTTTAATGGAACTTACCAACCTTTTTATGTATCTAATACAGATGTTATAACAGGTAGAACATTTTATTCGGATAGATTGGGTATGAATAGTGGATTTGATCATCACATTTATATTAATAGTGCAACAACAAATTTAACTATAAGTGACATTAAGATGATTGGTAGTAATAGTTATGCTATAGATGTTAAAGATGATACGGGAAATGCGCCGCCTAAAAACATAATATTTACTGATATTGTTTTAAATAGTGGAGGTGGATTAATTGTATCTGAGCAAAAAGCAGATGTTACAATTTCAAATGTAATAGTTACAATAGACAAAACTCTTACATCAAAAAACATATTTGCTAGTATAGAAGACGGGAAACTTAAGGTCTCAAACTTTTCTGTTTCTGGCGGTGGAACATTAATATCAGGTCTGAATTCACCTAACGGTATCATTATACTAATAAATGGGATTGTAGACAGACTTTCAACAAGGGTAGTAGTAGCTAATTCGCTAGGGTATGCAAAGTTAGATAAAGTAACTTTTTTAGATGTAATCAGTGAAGAGGGAATAGCTATATTTAACCACACTGGTTGCTGGGTTACTTTACTTGAATTTTATGACTGTCATCTTACTCTTATATCTCCGAAAACAAATGACCCTATATCACACAGAGCAAACAATACTAGATATTTCAACTGTACGTTTGATATAAAAACACAAACACCTTTACCGTATGTAAGTTACACATATGAACAAGCTCGAAGTATGTTTAAAAACTGTATCGTTTCTGGTAATTTTACTACTTTCGAATGGGTTAATAGTAATGGTAACGTTGTATTTTTAGATTGCGTAGATGAAAGAGATAATTCTATATTTAACACTAAAAGTGCTATAAAGAAACTATATGGTGTTGGATCTCCAGAAGGAGTAATAACTGCAAAAGTCGGAAGTGAATACATTCGCTCCGATGGAAGTACAGGAAGTACTTATTACATTAAAGAGAGTGGCACAGGAAGTACAGGTTGGATCGCAAAATAGAAAATGTTTTTTTTGCGCTATTACCAGTATATCTGTATAAATCAGTTTTTATTTTCTCTTCCATTTACACCAATCCCTAATATAAATT